GACGGATTTTGGTGGCACTAGGACACTAGAGGATTTACTCTTATTTACCAGAAATGCACTCATAGCTGTTTCAGACAAAGTTTTAGAGGAAGAGCAGGCCAAAGGATTCGACAAAAACCCAGTAGTCATTGTCGATAATCGGGTAGGCAAGCCAGTAGATCAAGTAAAACCTCTAGGCAAGATCGAGTATAAATCAAAAATTTCTGTGGGCGTAGCGGCCATAGACCTCATGAAAAATATCGAAAAAAGGACTCCAAAAAACACTGGACTATATGCGAGTCAAAACTTAGTGTTTTTCAACTCTGTTCAAATAGCCAGTAGTTCTGAGGAGTTAGCTACTTGGTTTGCCAACCCTCCAGAGTTTAAAGATGGAGACAGACTTAGATTTCTAAATGCTGCACCCTACGCACATGCTCTTGAAAGATATGGGGTTACTGCCCAGCGAAGAAAGAGATCGACCAGGAAGTCTAAAGATGAAAAACAAAGAAGTGGCTCTAGGGTTTTAAAACCTAACGGAGTTTATCAACTAAGCTATAGATCGGCTAAAAGAAAATATAAGGGAAACATTAAAATTAAGTTTGAAATACTTCCTGGCCAGTATCTAGGGATTACTCAGCCTTTGCCTCCTAGTTCAAGACAACAATTCAGGGCTACTTACGACCCCAAAGGCAAGTTCAATAAGGGATTTTATATGTATCCTTCCATACTACTAGACATTACCACACAAGGAATAGTTCAATGAGTGCAAGCTATGTAAGAGATCAAATTGAAAGTTTCATAGCGGCAAATGCCCCTACAGAAAACTATATAGATTTAACTGCCGAGTTTAGGGAGTTAGACGAAATGCTTAATGACTACTCAATTGGCAGAAATGACCCTTGGCTTGGAGTACAGTTTATCGGAAATGGCGAGGAGCCAATTACGGTTCCGGCCACAAACGACTCAGGTAAATATAGGGAGCTCGGTGTTGTCTATTTCCATATAGTAGGAGTGGCCGCCATAGGGGCAGGGACTAGTATTTTATCTCGTGCTGAGACGTTAAGGAATTTACTTAGAGGTAGAAGAATTGGTAAGATTAGAGTCAATAGCGTAGCTCCTCCTAATTTTGAGGCAGGGGCCACTCTACAGTTTGAAGGTGGATGGACTTCTGCGAGTTTACTTGTAGACTATGAGTACGATCTTGACCTTTAAGAATGCTTTAAGCAAAATGAAATAAAATGTAAATAAGGAGATTTTCCATGAGTTCGTCCAACCTAGTCAAAGTATCCCTAATTGAGGAAACCGCCCTCGGGGAAACACCCGCTACAGGCAATTTTAAAACTGCTAGATTCACTTCCGAGTCTTTATCAGGTACGCCCGAAACAACTGAGTCTGCTCAGATTAGAACTGACCGATTATCTAGTGGGCAAGTTGTTACTGGCCTCACAGTCGGTGGAGAACTTAACTTTGAAGCGGCCAAAGAAGAAGTCGTAGAATCATTTATGGAGTCTGCTTTATTGAGTGACTTTACAACTTCTACCGCTGTGTCAGTTGACCTAACTGTAGACAATACTGCTAAGACAATCACTCGCGCCGCTGGAGACTTCAACGGAGAAGTGGCAGTTGGAGACTTTGTAGTGCTTGCAGGATTTGATGACGCAGGAAACAACACAGAAATTATGGTTACTGCCATCAACTCTGCTACTGAAATCAAATATGTTGGACCAGAAGGAATGGTAGACGGGACAGGGACTACTACTTCTTTCCAGGTGTGTGACAAACTATCAGTTGGTATTAATAAGAAATCTTTTTCTATGCAAAAGTCTTTCGAAGACTTAACCGACAAGGCCATTAATTATAAAGGTATGCTTGTTAGTAATATGTCATTAAACGTATCTTACGGCGAAATTGTAAATGGTACTTTCGGCTTTAGCGGCGTTGCGTACCAGCCAGTAGAAGTGGCCGGAGACTTTATCACAGACTCTAGGACAGTAGACAGTCCTGCTACAACTAACTCATTAAACGGCTCAATTGATATGCCACACATATCATCTTCTGCCGTAGGTGATTTACAAGAAGCAGAGTTCTGTATTCAATCACTGGAAGTTAGCCTAGACAACAATCTCACTGCTCAAACTTGTATTGGAGAAAGTGCCCCAGTAGATTACTCTCCTGGCACAGCGGCCATTTCAATTAGTCTTACTGCTTACTTGGCAGATGACAACTGGGATATTCTCGCTAAAAAACTTACTCAAACTCCTTTTTCTATCGGCTTTCAGCTTAAGAACGAAGACGGCTACTATGGTTTTTTCTTCCCAGCTATTCAGGTGTCTTTTGAAGACCCTGCATCTACTGGGGCCAACGAAGATGTGTTCTTAAATATGACGGGAACTGCAAAAGTTGGAGCTAACGGCGAGTCCTCTATGCTTATTTACAGGGCCCCAACCGTATAGTATAAATAACTCATTGCTCCTTCTTAGGTTCTAACCTCCCCCTAAGAGACTCCACGAGTACGGCCCTGCGGACACACCTCCCGCAGGGCCTTTTTTCTCTTGACTGTATATTGCCTTAGAGAAAGAATGGCACCTCAATCTATAGGAGGATTTCATGAAAACTAATTTAGACAACATCTACAAGACTGATTCATCAATGGAGAAAGATGGAATTTGGTTCGCTATTACTGACGAAACTCAATTCTTAGTTAGAAGATTTGGCGGTGCCAATGCTCAAAAAGTAAAGCAGGCCACGGCCAAATACTACAAGCCATTTGCTCGCCAGGTAGAAAATGGAACTATGAGTGCTGAAAAAGAAAAAGAAATCTTAGTTCGCTCTTTTGTCGAGTCTTGCTTAGTAGACTGGAAGGGAGTTGAGATTGATGGAGAGGAGCAAAAGTTCGAGAAAGAAAAAGCGATTGAGCTTTTTTGTAACTTGCCTGATCTGTTTGAGAGCATATATGAGTACGCTACGGCCACTAGTTCGTATCGAGAAGACTTGGGAAACTCCTAGCCCGATATGTCAGATGGTCTATGAAGTGGGGGCCTAAAATCAAAAGTGGATTCTACCACAATCTTGAGGCTAAAGGCCTTTTAAGAGAAGGGGAAAGGATGCCAGAAGTAGGGCCCTACTCATTCTATCTTGAGGCATTTAGGGAATTAAGCAGTTGCCGAACTGGGTCAATGGGCCCATCGCCCATTCCCTTTTCAGCTATAAGAGAGTACGCTAGTATTTATATTGAAGAAGGACCAGACGAGTTTGAAGATTTCCTATATCTAATTCGCTGCATGGACGATGCGTATTTAGAGGACAGTGAAAAGAATGGCAGTGCAACAAGCAGCGAGAGTAATAAAAATACAAGTGGACACAAAAGGGGCCGAAGGTCTTAAGCGTGTATCCCAACAACTAGGCAAAGTCTCGAAAGATGTAAAGCGGACGGCCAATGTTGCCACTCGATTACAAAGGGCCTTTGGTGCCCTTGCCGCTTTTTCTTTTGCGGGCTTTGGAATCGGGAGACTAGTCCGTGCGTCCGATGAAATTCAACTTTTAAGAGATAGAATTACCGCCTTTGAAGGAAGTGCAGAACTTGCCAATATGCGCATAGAGCAGTTGGCCGAAGTGGCCAACACTACGGCAGCCCCTCTAGGCGTGCTTGCTACTTCCTACAACAGACTTGCACTTGCACTTACTGATACAGGCATTAGTGGCGAGGCATTACTCGGGATTACAAAAGCACTCCAACAATCTTTTAGGATTGCCGGGGCAGGGATCGGAGAAATACGTGGGGCAGTAATCCAGCTTTCACAAGGTTTAGCATCGGGGCAACTCCGAGGCCAGGAACTGAGATCGGTCCTAGAGGCCAACGCAGTTATAGGTGGGATACTCGCAAAACAACTTGGAGTTACCCGAGGGGAGTTACTTAAATTCTCAGAGAAAAGAGGCGGTATTTCTGCACAGGAGACTATTGCTGCACTAAGTAATAACTTTGATTCTTTAAATAAAAGAGCGGGAAACCTTTCGCTTACTATTGAACAGACTTTGGCCATTGCGTTTAACAAACTCCAAGTTGGAATACTAAGGGCCAATGATGCTCTAGGGATTTCTAAAGGGTTTTCTAAAACAATTTTATTTTTAACGGAGAATGGACTTCCATTACTCTCTGTGGCACTTGGAGTTACTCTAGTCCTAGCGGCCAATAAAGCATTGATTGCTATAGGGCTATTAAACTCTGGACTTACACTAACTCAATTTCTGACAGTAAGTTTAATCAGAGTACTCGGGACAATATCGGCGGCTATAGCTTTCCTAGCAACCCCTATAGGCTTGGCCGCAATTGCGCTTTCAGGGATACTCCTAATATTTACGGACTTGGAGAAGGCCCAACTTATTGCTGAAAAGGCACTTGCCTCTATAGCTAAAGCATTTATAGATACTTTGGTATTCATAGGTAAATCAGTGGCCTCCATACCTGTAGTGGGAGACATCTTAAACGAGAAACTTGGCCTAGACGGAATTATAGATAATTTTGAATTACTTTCAAAAGTTACAGGGGCGACAATTGCCGACCTAGGAAGACAGTTAGATGGTATATCTAAGTTAAGAGTGGAAGAGGCCCTAGCAAAAGAGCTAGAGAAGCTACAAACAAAAGTAGACTCTGGCGCAATTGACTCTCTTAAAGACTTAAACAGGGCATACTCCCAAGGAATAATAAGTCTTGATAGATATAATCAAGAACTAATTAAGTTAAAAGAGACTGATATTTTCTCTGACTTCAATGACGGGAATATTGCTATTAGGGAGAGAGAGAAAAGACTATCTTCTGTTAGAGATGAAGTATTCGGTCTTACTGGCACGTTCTCTAAGTTAAACAAGGAGCTAGAACGAACTGGCGACCTCGAAGCATACTCTAAAGGACTAAGAGACTTAGACCTTGAGTCCCTTAATAAAAGATTTGAAGAAGGTAAAATATCTCTTGAAGACTTCCAGAAAGGCCTAGACGAGCAGAAGCTAGGAAGCTATCGCAGAGAGTTAAACTCTACCTCTATATCTATTGCACAATACAGAGAGAGTGTTCGTGGCCTAGAGCAAGAACAATTAAATAGAAAACTAAGAGACGGTCGAATAGACCTCATTGAATACAACAGAGAGCTCGTCTCAGTTTCAGAAAAGTTTAGACCTGGAGCAGCTATTATTGCTGGAAGTGCCGATGCCATTGACGCGGCCGGAACACTTTCAAAAAATATTGCAGAGGCAATATCAAACACATTCTCTAGCCTAGAAGATACTTTAGTAGATTTTGTCAAGAAAGGTAAGTTTGAGTTTGCAGCACTTACTCAATCTATACTAGACGATCTTACTAGAGTTATTATCCGAGCTTCTATTATCCAGCCTTTGGCCAAAGGTATTCTAAGAGCTGTAGGAGGAGGAGAAGGAGCTGTAGGAGGAGGAACACCACCACTAGGAGGCCGGTCTTTTTCACCGACGATCACTCAAGCAAAAGGCGGGGCGTGGGAAAATGGCGTTCAAAAATTTGCTAGTGGCGGGGTCGTAAACTCCCCTACTTTTTTCGGAACTTCTTCTGGCCAGGGGCTTATGGGAGAAGCGGGCCCAGAGGCAATACTTCCTCTTAAAAGAACGAGCGGGGGTGACCTAGGCGTAAAAGCAGCTTCTCCTAATGTGAATATAAATATCGTCAATAACACCAGTGCGCAAGTAGAGCAAAGAGAAGGCGTAAATGGCAAGGGCGATAGGACTATAGATTTCATTATTGTAAACAAGGTAAAAGAAGGTCTTTCTCGTGGGGATTTTGACAAACAATTCTCTACTCAATATGGTCTTAGAAGAAGAGGTAGTTAATGGCACTACAATGGCCCATAACATTGCAAAGCTGTGTGAATACTGCTGACTTCCAAGTATCTTTCGGCGAAACAGTACTTCGCTCTGATATGGAAGTAGGGCCCGCAAAAGTTAGACGTAGAAACACTAAGGGAATCGACAAATTTTCTGCATCTATTGACTTGTCTGTAGCGG